CCAGCATTGGCACCATTTACTACTGGAATAGTAGCATTAGTACCTGTAGAAGACTCTATTACACCTTGTGTAGCAGAGGCCACATAACTTAAATTAGTTATTCCAGAAGATCCTAAATCTAACCATCCATCTACATCACTAGCAGTATTACTAGGAGCATACATATAAAGAGTATCTTGTGATGTATTATAATAAGTCTGACCTTCTTTAGGGTTAGATGGGTGTGTTGTTAAGTTTTGTTGTACTGAATTTAATATTTCATTTTGATTAAAATCAATACTAACTAAAAAATTTCTTTTTGCCATAATATTTTAATTAAGAACTGCTGTTCCTGAGAAAGCAGCATTGAAAATTATTATTAGTTGTGTTTCATCTATATAAGTAACTGCTCCTTCAACTGCGTCTCCTGCAGAATTTTTAACTACTACTGAAGGATACTTTTTTAATGGATGATTAATAGTCCATATTGTTGCTGGAACTCCTTGGTTAAACACAAATGTTCTATCTATAAATTCTAAACCTATTTCAGAGTCATTAACTATCTCCATTTTTCCTACATTTCCTGAGTAAGAATCAGGAGTGTCAGATAATGTTATATGTGTCTTATCTTCAATTAATGTTTTTAATACTTTTCCTTGTTCAGCACTTAAGGCATCTGTCCTACCGCCAGTAACTAAATCATCTATAACAATAATAGAATCAAATACTCTTACTAAACCAGAATCACTAGTGTTAATAAATCTGTATTTAGAAGCAGTAATGTCCCCATGCTCCATTTTATTTGCAAAATCTACAATGTTATAAGTACCGTATGGAATCAGTATAAAAACTTCTAAACCTATATATCTACTAAGTAAATCTATCCTGTTTAAATAATCTGGAATAGATTCTACAATTATATCATCCCCAGATACCACTATATTAGTTTGTCTTGGATCTAATGATAATAGATTGGATAAAAATATTTGGTCTGTTATTGTAATCATTAATCTATTTTAAAAACGTGTTTCTGTATATTTTACAGAAGCTACTCAATGTACAGTATTAGTAGCATCTGCTTCTATTTTTCCTTGTGATTTCATGTTAAGATAATTTAATTTTAAACATTACCGAGTGAGTACTATTAAACACATCGTCTTTTCTATAGACATCATTAATAGTTCCATTATCTAATGTTTTAGTACCTACTAAATGAAATAACTGATTATTTGCATTTACAGGTAATTCAGAGTCATATATGACCATATTTAATTCATTATATATTGTTATTTTCGTATTTTGTGGTACTGCTACATATAAGAAATTAAAACTAGCTACAGAGTTTGTGGTAAATTCATATAATCCGTCTGCAGGTGCTGGTATATCATTCCAATTAAATTGCCCTAATTGTGCAGAAGTATCAAGTACCCATAAAATGTGTTTGTCCATATCTTCTGTTATATTTAATATAAATCTATCTGGACACATTAAGTTTTCAGAAAAGAATTGTGAATATCTGCTACTAGATATATCATTAGACATTAACTGTATAGCTCCATAAAGCAAACAAGTGTCCTGATCAGTTTTGCCGTAAGCTAATTTATCCAAATAAGTAAGATAACAATTATAAGTTTTTTCTAATAAAATACTATCCATAACATTTACAATTTAATTCAGCTATTCCTATACAAGTAATTAATTTTTCTATAATTCTTTGTACTTCATAATATTGCCCAGTAGAAGTTAATAATTCTATTAAATCTATTCCCATTGTCAATATGTTTAATTCTATTTTAGTATTATTAGTACAATTACAATTACACATATCTTTCAAAAATAAAGATTTTAAAGCGTTTTCATAATAATTTTTTAATGCATAAGTATTAATGTAATCAGTATCTTCCCTAACAATATTAGTAGTGCCAGGATCTACCGATAATAAAACTTCTACAGATATTACTTCGTCAAATGGATCATATATATGAATTCCGTCTGTTCAGTAATTAGAAGGCCCATTAGTAATAGGTAACATTATCTCACTTATTATATAATAACCATCTTGAGGCAAAGTAAAAACTGATACAGAATCAGTTATATTGCTTTCATATAAGGAAGTTTCTGTAACTGTTACCATTTGAATAGCATGAACATACTTATATGAGGAAGTTGCTTGACTAGTTAAAGTCAATATTTGTTTTTCTTGAGTTATATTCATTCTAATTGTTTTTTATTTCGTCATTTTGTTTATTATCATCTACTAACTGCACTGCCTCTAGTTCTACTCGTTTTTTATCCAATTCCAATTTAGATTCTCTAAAATCATCTTCAGATTTAGCTGTGTACCAACCTATTTCTTCTTCAAATGATAATTTCTCTTTTTCTAATTGTAATTTAGCTTCATTTAAGCGTTTAACTTCTCCTTCTAATTGTTTAGTAGCTTGTGTAGCTTCTTTAAGTTGCTTATCTAATTCTTGTACTTTCTGTTCATATTGTTGTAACTGATTATTTTCTTCTGCTTTCTTAGCAATAGATTTTTTAACTTCTTCTTTCATCTTAGTTAAACCACTAGATGTAGCTACTTCAATGATTATTTCTGGATCTACTGCACCTCCTTTACTAAGCTCAATAGTAAGTTGTTTTATAATTTCTTGTTCTTTAATAACTTCAGAACTGTCTACTATGTGTATATCAAAATCAGTAAAAGTATAATGTTCTGGTAATGCAGTAAATATTCTAGATAATCTATCTCCTAAAATAATACTGCCAGTAATACCATTTTTATAAGTCTTTTTAGCTATATTTAACAAATCTACTAAAATATGTTTAGTTAATAAATCCATTGTTTGGTAATATTGCTTAGTAATATAAGTAGATTGTCTTACTCCTACAGCCACATTACTTACTGCATCTCTTTGTTCTATCCCACCTAATTTTTCTCTAAATACTCCAGTGGTTGATGAGGCAGTTTCTTCTGTTCTTTGTATAGCTAAATCAATAGCTTGTATAGTCTGTAATTTAATAGTGTCATCATAGCCAGCAAAAGAAGTATTAATAACTTCTCCTTCTTGAGAACTATCATATAGAGCTAATCCAGATTTTTTATATGCTTTCCATTTTAATAATCTTTCTGCAGTATCTTTTCCTAAAAAAGTAGGTAAATGAGCAACATCTAACCAATCTCCAACAGAGCCAGATTCTGCAATAACATTATCTCTATAAAAATTAAGTACATCATATTTATCTTGCAAGTTCATAGTTGAAATCATTAATGAAAATGGATCACCATTTCTATCAGTATAAAACATACCATTAATACTAAGAGTTGCTTCTGTAGGATCATCCATACTTCTTGGAATATCTACTTTACCTATTGGGATATAAATATTTGTATTAATTCTTATACCTTCATATCTATTAGTAACGTATATTCCATCTTCTAAATCAGTTTGTAATCATTCTACTTCATATACTGGAAATACTTTATAATATCTTCCAGTTTCTTTGTCATAAGGAAAAATAGGGGCTACTTCAAAACCGCCTAAAATACCGTCTCTCATAACTGATTCTTCATCTTGAACTCTTACAAAAATGTCTGTATTTTCATCAGGATAGCTGTCTAAAGTATCTAATTCTTCTAAATCATCAGGTGTTAAATATTTACCATGTTTTTGTAATATCTGGTGTTTAGTATTATAACTTCTAACTACTCCTCTATAAGACTTATTTAAATAAGGAGATTCTACATTTCTATCAATAAAAGTATGTATAGGATTTAGTACTCTAAAATCCATATTAGTTCCACTAGCTGTAGGAGATGCTTTATAATAAGCAGTTCCAGAAACTAATAAATCTATTAAAATGGTTTTAAGTTTATTTATAAAATCGATTTTTTGAGAAGTTATAATATAGTCCACTATATTTTGACCTGCAATTTCATAATCAGAAATAAAGTTTCTTTCTGCTAATTCTTGTAATTTTTGCAGTTGTTTTTCTATAGCATCATTATTAATATCTTGTTGTCCTTTAACTACTTTTTTTAGTAGTTTAGACAATTCGTTCTTAATGATGTTATTTATGTGTATAGACTTATCTCTAAAAATATTAGAAAGAGTCTCTTCATCTTTACAAGAAACTTTTGGGTCTATAGGTATAGCTAAAAACTCTCCTACTAAAACATCAATATGCTTTTTTATAAGAGGTATAAACTCTACAGAAGTAGGAGTACCTATGCCATAATTTTCTTCTAAATGTCTAAATTGTTCTGGATCTCTATGTCCATGATAATAGTTATAAGCTTTTACTATACTAGTTTTTTCATAAACTAATTCAGATATGGCTCTATCTATATTCTTTATTATTTCATTTGTTTTATCTTTTTTCATACCTTATTGTTTTATAAATGTCTAGCCTCATATAATTGCGAGTTCTCAATTCTTCTTGTACATAATCCAAAAAATCAACGTCTTTATCACAAGCACAAGTTATATAAGTAGGAGCCATATAACTAGGTATTCCAATAAGTAAAGTATAGGAAGTATCGGTTTGTTCTACTTCTAATCTTCCTATATACTCAGCTTTATATAAGTGCTTCATATAATCAAGAATCACTAACTCTAGGTCTGTTCTTCGCATATCTTTCTTCGCTGTTTAATGGAATTACTCCATAATGTTTATATCCGTTTGTATCTTTAAATCACCCAATATCTTTAAAGTCTTTTTCTATATAGTTTTCAGATCTTGGCTTTAAAGAAGTCATTTCTTCATCACCTAATTCTGCCATACCTACAGCAGCAATTATATCAAACTCTTTTTTACGTTCATCTGAATATTTTAATAATTGGTCTACCATTTCCACAAAAGAAATAGTATGAGAATAATCTAAAACAAAATCATAAATCAGTTCTATATAATGTGCAATTACTTTTACTGGGGTAGGAGTAC